ATAGTCTAAACTGCGTAATTGACCTATCATGAACCGATAGTCTTCCATTGAGCCTATCGAACCAGAAGAAAGCATTTCATTATAAGATGATTTTTGCTCTCTTAGCTGTTGGATTAAATATTCTGCCAAAGTAATGCCGTCCATTACTTAGATACACCTTTGAACTTTTCAAAGCTCCTCAAACCACCAAGACCTAACATTCCAAGTAGAATAGTAGTTAGCGTTTCCATATCGAAACTAGGTAACTCAGGAATCTCGATACCAGCAATCGCTGTTGCGAAAAGAATAAAGGGAACAGCAATAAAGTGGTACGCAAGCGAGATCGCAGTGACCCATCCTGTGAAGGGTCGCCATCCAGCAACAAATATTGATCGGTGCTGCGCTTCCGCTTTGTTGACCTCGATTTGGGCGATGGCTGCCTCGTGGGCTTGCTTTTCGGCCAAGGTGGCAATTTCATGGGCGAGGGCGTTCTTTTGGTCCTTGTCTTCAATGAATTTATCCAATAGCCCTGTCACAGGGCCAATTAATGTTTGTAATACCATTTTTTTATACCTTTGTTATACAACTTGAACAATACCATGTCTCACCTTTATCTTTAGAGAATCCTGATGTCTTAGCACCACAAGCGTTACATTCGGTAGATTGATATATTTTATATTCTTTTGCCCAACGAATATCATGTTTTTTAAACTTACGCTTTCCGTACCTTCTTACTGCTTTTTCGGCCATACGGATACAGCCATATAGGCTCCCACTATGCCTCCACCCGTCAAATATAATAAATTAGAAAGGTCTGTAAGAAGTTTTACTCTTTCATCTGACACGAAAGGCATAAACATTAACAGCGTGTACAATGCCATAAAACATAATACGGCTGTAGCCATGCGCCTTTGTGCTGTCATCTTTCGGAGTTCAGCAGCTTCATGCTTTTCGGCTGCTTCTATTTCGTGCAACTTTTCGGCTGCAGCTAATTCATCATCATCCACGATTCCGTCCCCATCCAGATCGTATTTGTTATAATCAGAATCTTTCTGTAGTTTCTTCTGTATCATTTATTTCTTTTTTGCACTAGCTTTTTTTGCTGGGGCTTTTTTCTTTGCTTTTTCTTTGCTTTGGACAGGGATATCGCTACTGCTTGTTTCTGCGGATACCCCTCCGATTTTAATTTCCTGATGTTCTTGCTGATTGTTTTCTGGCTTTTTCCTTCCTTCAAGGGCATTTCTACGCTCCACTTTCTTTTCTTTTTGAATATCAGCAACCTTGCGGTATTGTGAACTAGCTGTCATTACGACCTCCTCGCTAAATTGGCAGCGGCTATGTCTCTTTGAGTCTGTATTCTTTCTTCCGCCACTCTTGTTTTATCCTTTAGTGCTTCTTCTTGTAAATCAAGTCTTTGCTGACCTAAAAGAATATCGTTCTGTTCTTTTTGTCTTTCAAATTCTTGCTCACGCTCAAATTCTTCAGCTTTTCTCTGAATTTCAGCACCTCTCAATGCAAGCTCCTGCTGTCTGATAGCTACCAAAGGATCAGTCGTATCAGCAGGAGCAACTGCTTGTGCATACTGTTCTGTAAGTTCACCAATCAAAACAGAAGCAACATTTGATATTTCATTTTGCAATCCTTGCATCATGCTTGGGTCTTGAGCAATCATCATTTGTTGTTCAGGTGGTAACGCACCTAACACTTCTTGCTCTGCCCTCATCTCTGCCATCAATCCTATATGCTCTTGAATGTGACCTTGCAATGTCATAACAATAGTTGCGTTAGCTTGTGCAACAGGAGTTGATAGTATGGCTAAGTGGGATTCTATATGGGCTTCATGATTTTGTTCTGGGAACGCTTGCAAGCGTTGGCCTCTCATAGCCTCCTGATTTTCTTTCGCAGGGTTCATTGGCATAGGTTGTTTAGGCAAAGGAAGAATTGTGTCAACATTAGAGACACCTAAAGCTTCATACATCTTTCTGTATGCCTGATACAATCCTTGTTGCCCACCATGTATATCTGGATTACTCTGCACTAACTGTAACTGTGTTTGTGCTAATGCAATACGCTGTGACATGGAAAATATATTCGGGTCAGATACAGGTATTACATCAATTCTATCATCAAAATCTGCCTGAATAATCTCTGGCACACCACTTGAAGTAACGTATGGGTAGCTCAAAGAGCCAGCAAATATCTTTGATAGCAATTTAAATTCAATCTTTTGTGAGTAATGTAAGCGTTTGTGAATAGCACTCATTACTTTTGTGCCACGTTCCATCACAGCCATAGTTGTTCCTACAGGTGTCTCGCCACCCATCTCAGATATTTTCATATCTGCCATAGATGCAAATCTGCGCCCAGAGTCCACTAAAGTTCCTAAAAGGGAATATAAAGTTTGTGAAGGCTCTTTAAATGGTAACGTCATGATGGATTGACGTATATCCATACCAGCAGAATCTATATCTCTAAACTCTCCTGGTTGAAGCGGCTCACTCTCATCTCTTATTCTTGCTCCTCTAGCCTTAAATCCAGCAGGCAAGTTGGATAATGTACCAGCATCAATAAGCTGTCTTAGGATGCTAGTAGAAGCCTGTGATAATCCACCTATCATATGAGTTAATCCAAACCCATAAAAACCTAGACCAGGTAGAAACTTATAATGAACAAAATATTGATTAGGACGCATTAGGTTATCATTAGGTAAATAATTTCTGCGTATAGCCAAAATTTCGCCTGTGGCTTCTAGAATAGTAACAATGTAGGGAAGCTTTAAACCTGTCTGCTCACCAGTAGCATCTGTCATTTCAAAATTAGTTAGGTCTAGAGATGTGTGAACTTCATGCAAAACAAGCTCATCATATGAGCTTGAAAACTGAACACCCTGTGCTTTATTAATAGATTCACGAACTTCGTTATATCCTTCGCCTTCCATACCTGTGGAAGGTAATTCAATGTCTTTATAAAAACCTGTAAGTTGTAACTTTCTTAGCTCATTTCTATCCATGCGAATTACATGAGTAATTCTAGGAGAAGTTAATAAATCTGTTGCTCCATAAGGAACAATTAAATCTTCTGCATGAACAAACTTGCTAACTGCTCTCTGTAATAAAGGATCATAATATACTTTCTTAAAAGTCGAGCCAACGATAGGCAAATAGAATAACATCTGGTCTGTTTCAGGATCATATTCTTCCATCTCATATGTAATCATGTAGTTCATATAAGATTTTATACGCTCTGCTTGAGCCACAACCTCTGGATTTTCCTGACCTATTATTTGAGTTCTAACAGGTCCGCCTGAAGGTAGCATTTCACGATAGGCTTGTGCCTGAAACTGGGTAACGCTCTCTGCTAATAAAGGATGAACAACACCAGAAGCTCCTTCAAATGGCTGACTTCTTTCTTCATAAGTCATCCCCAACAAATCTATGCCACGTTTGTATGAGTCTTCCCAATCTTGTCTTGAAGATATGTCTTCTTGAATTTCATTAGATAATTCATTTGATATGGTCATCAAATCACTATCATCTATGGCTTCTGCTAAATTAGCTTCAAACGATGTGTCCAAAGGTTCTTCTTCGACAGGAACATCGCCAACAATAACAGAACCATCCTCCAATTCAGTAACCCCTGATACAGGAAAATCAATCACGTTTACTTCAGTTTCTTCTACTGTTGTTTCTTCTGGAGTCCCACCAGAACCTGTTCCTTTTTCTACTGCCATTTTTTTACCTTTTCGTGTTGACGATTAATATTCACTTCCAAAGATGGGGCATGAAAAGTGTCCGCCAAAAGGGGCAACTTTTTGACGTAATATCAACCGCCAACAATGGTATAATATCACGCAAAATCATTAGTTTGTACCCTTAAATTTACCTCCCCCTGTTGCAATGCCATAGCCTCTAGCTATTCTGCCCTTCTTTCTTGCTATTAATTCATCTTGCATTTCAATCCATCTATCATGCTCATCATTGGTTAATCCCATGATGTTATCTGCGGCTATTTTTCTAATAATTCTGTCGGAACGCATTTTCATCTTCATTAAAATGTACCCTTAAACTTTCCACCACGACCACGCATAACAGCACCACCTTTTTTAAAACCATCTAAAGATGAAGTTCCCATCTTCTTTGGACCAAGACCAGCTAA